GATGATGGCGTGGATGAAGCGATTCGCAAGGCGATTAGCGGGTTCGCTGAATCGTTGCTCGAAAATCCGCCGCAGCGGCACGACGGCGAGATAGTCCCCGTGGCGTTGACGTTGGTGGATAGCGGTTGGCGTTCCGACGCGGTGTATGCCGCGTGCGCGGCCGTTCGCGGTTTCATGCCGAGTAAGGGATTCGGCCGATCCTCGGGTACGGCTGGCGCCAACTTCAGCGAATACCGACGCCGATCGGCGGACATCAAGCCGGGTGACGGTTGGTTTTTGTCGCGACAGAAGGGATTGTGGCTTGCCTGCCTAGACGCCGATCGATGGAAAAACTACGAGCAGGATCGATGGTTGACGCCGATCGGAAATCCTGGGGCGTTTACGTTGTGGGGAGTATCGAGCGAAGGCGCGGGACGGATGACTGTCGACGAATCGTCACACTCGATTTACGCTCGCCACGTGACCAACGAACGCGAAATGGATGAGCTGCACAAGGGCCATCTAAGACGGGTTTGGAAGACGCGCAGCGAATACAATCACTTCCTGGACGCGAGCGTTTACGCGACCGTAGCGGCTCAGCTTAAGGGCGTGACGCTGGCCACGGGTTCGCAGTCCGTGGTTGAGTCGATCAAGCGGGTAGGCGTTGCGGGGCGGCCGAGTTTGGCGCAGCTAGCGAGGCGAAAATGAGCGAACGCGAACGACGGCCGACCCTCGGCGAACTGGCATCGCAAGCCACTGGCGGCGACGGCTGGGAGTGCCCGCGTTGCGGATGCCGCGATTGGCGGGTGGAGGACAGCTATTTCGTTCGCGGGCGCAACGAGCGAATGCGTCGGCGGTTCTGCCGACATTGCAAGCAGGTGCTACACACGCGCGAAATCCCAATCGAGGCGGAAGCGGAGAAATTTTTGCCATCCAATCCCGCTAATAGTACCGACGCCGACGAAAACTTGACGCGGCTGGGTATTGTTGGATTAGATGGGGTTAATGACGACGCCACAAAGCATCTCCGACGCAATCGAAAGCACGGCTAAGAATCCGTCCAGTGTCACCGTCGGCTCGCAGAGTGTCACCGCCCAATCCATTCGCGATCAAATCGAGGCCGACCGGTATTTGGCCGCCAAGGCCGCAGGCCAATCGAGCGGGCAACGCGGGTTCGGAATCCGTATTCAGCGGATCAAACCGCAAGGCGGTGGCTAATGGCTATCGACTCCGTGGCGCTCTATACGGGCCGCAGGCGAGCGCAGCCAGTCAAGCCCGACATCCGGGCCAGATACGACGCGGCAAGCGATAGCGTTGAATTCCAAAACTACTGGGCCAACGTCGACGCGTACGATGCGGACAGCGCGAACAGCAAGGGCGTCCGGCAAAAGCTGGTCAAGCGTAGTCGCTACGAAGCCGGGAGCAACGGCTACGCGGACGGCATTGCCCAGACGCACGCCAATTTTCTCGTCGGCCTAGGTCCTACGCTGTCGGTCAAGACTGGCGACCGATCGTTGAATCAGCGGATCAATGCCGAGTGGCGCAAGTGGTCGAAGGCGATCCAGCTACGGCGTAAGCTGTGGACGGCGGCGCATGCCAAGCTTGTCGACGGCGAATCGTTCGGAATCGCGACGGCCAATCCGTCTGTCGATCACCCGGTGAAGCTTGACGTAATAATGATCGAATGCGATCAAGTGACTACGCCTTACGTGCCCTATCGTCGCGAAGGCGTGATTGATGGCGTGACGTTCGACCAATACGGCAATCCGCTGATTTATGACATTTTGCCACAGCATCCGGGCAGCCAATGGGCCGTCTATTGGCAAGACCCGAAGCCGGTGGCGGCTCGGTATGTTTTGCACTGGTTTCACTGCCGGCGACCGCAACAGCATCGAGGGGTGCCCGAATGCAAGAGCACGATGCAAGTGGGCGCGTCTAGCCGACGTTGGCGGGAAGCAACCGTCAGCGCAGCGGAGACCGCCGCAAGCTTTGCCGCGTTGCTTTACACCGAGATGCCGCCGGGCGATGCTGAGCCTGTAGCCCCGTTTTCTACGCTCGAAATCGAGCGGCGAATGATGGCGGCATTGCCCATGGGCTACAAGGCCGAGCAAATGCAGGCACAGCATCCGAACGCCAGCTATGACAGTTTCAACCGGGCGCAGATTGCCGAATTGGCCAGACCGAAAAACATGCCCTACAACATGGCCGCTTGCGATAGTTCGCAGAGTAATTACGCCAGCGGACGATTGGATTTTCAGCCGTATTTTACTGGCGTCGACATCGAGCGGGCCGATTGCGAGGATTGCGTTCTCGACAAGCTATTCAAGCAATGGTGGCGGGAAGCGGCTTTGGTTTTTGGCTTTGGCGATCCGCGTGATGTTCCAGAGCATCAATGGGACTGGCCCAATCATCCTGTCGCGGACGTTGGCACTGAGGCCAGCGCGACCAACGTCAAGCTACGAAACGGCACGTTGACATTGCGGCAAGTCTACGCGGACGCTGGCGACGACTACGACGAAGCCGTTGAGACGATGGCGCGAGATTACGGCGTAAGCGTTGAGAAGATCAAGGAAACGCTGCTACTCGCCAACTTCAACGCGACGAATCAGATTGGTTCGATTGCCCAAGCGGACGTGCAACGCGATGTTGCCCAAACAAACGCACAATCCCGAGCGGCAACGCAAAAGCCACCGCAGCAACCGCAAGCCGTTGAGGCGTGCGATTGCGAAAGCGAATCAATGACTGCCAGCATTCAAGCTGGAGAGTGTACGAAATGGATCACGTACGGCACGGGAACCGACGACGAAGGCAACCGCACTGGCGGCCGTAAGATGTGTTTGGACAGCGACGGAAACATTGCCAAGGGCGGGCCAAAAAGCTTGTCCGGCAAGCCGTTCGCTAAGCTGGGCCAGTTATTCAAAAAGATCAACAACAACCCCGCAGCGCATCAGGCTCGATTCGAGCGAGCCGTCAAGCAGAACGCCCAAGAATTTGGGATGACGCCAGAGCAGTATAAGGAAATCGGCGACGAACTTTGGAACGAGGAACTGGGCCGCCATCGCGAACGCGAAAGGGCGAAGCAGTACGCTCGCAAGGTTATCGGCATTACGCAGGCGGACATCGATCGATGGGAGAACGCGGGGCTGGATTACACTAGCCGCCAGGAAAAGCTACGCGGGTTCGACGAATACGCGTCGATGGTCGCTCAACAATTTCCCGAGCTTGGCATCGATCCGAACGACGCTGAGGCGGAAGTTTGGGATTTGGTCAAGGAAGGCGTGACGCCTCCGCCGTCGAAAAACTCGGACGAATACCACCGCAAAATTGCCGAATTTGTTTCGACGATGCAACGCGGTGGCAATCGTCAAAGGACTGCCGAAGAAGAAGCCGAGCGGCAACGCTGGCAGGATGTTGAATTTGGACATCCAGACAATCCGCGAGATATCAAGGGCAAGTCTGAATGAGAAAAAAAATCAGAACGCCGTTGATTGCTGTGCGGATTGCCGCGAGTGCTGGCGCGAGCAAAGTGCCGTCATTCGATTTGATCGCCTACAACGGCGGTCTGCTTAAGCTTGACAATTACGACGTGCCGGTTGTGATTGACCTGGCAGGACTGCAAACCGCTCCGAGCGTTGTCGCGAACTACAATCACGACGGAACGCAGATCGTTGGACACGCAACCGAGGTGCTAAATGACGGGCAGCAAATCACGATGCGTGGTTCGCTGAGCTATCACGGGCAAGCCCGCGACAACGTGATTGCCAGCGCGAAAAACGGGTTTCCGTTTCAAGCATCCGTCGAGGTGACGCCCGACGAAATGGAAGAAGTTAGGGCCGGCGATCAAGTAGACGTCAACGGCCAACGGTTTAAGGGGCCGCTGATTGTCGCTCGAACCGGTTATTTGTACGGAGTGGCTTTCGTGCCGCGCGGTGCGGACGAATCGACAAGCGTTAGGATTGCGGCCAAAGCCGCCCAACTGAAAGGTAGTGCTATGACGTTCGAAGATTGGTTGAAGTCACTGGGGCTGGCGATGGAATCGCTCAGCCAAGAGCAAGTCGCTCAACTCAAATCGGCCTATGGAGCGTTGCAGGGCAATGCCCCGCAAGCCCCGACCGAAGA